TCCCCGCCGGTGGCGGAGGCGGTGGCGAACTCCAGTACGAGAACGAATAACTCCCGTCCGGGTTAGTCAGGATCGAAGGCGCCGTAAGCGCCCTCCCGGTGGTTGTGATCGCATAGCTCACCACCGGAGAAACCACGCCCAGAATCGGTGCCACTTGCGTCGCCGCTACCTCCGCCGCGCCCGATCCGCCGTTCGCCAACGAAGACAGCACGAACGTGGCCAATTGACTCGCTGAACTGGGTCCGTATCCTGTCGATGGGTTGCCGTACAATCCCATCGCGCGCAGCACCATATTGACCGCAATCCAGAACGGGTTAATCAGCCCCATCACCGCCGAGCGGTTCCCGTACTGATCCCACACCCAACCCCACAGACCGAAGTCCACCGGGATCGTCATCTTGTGCTGGTCCGGCGTGCTCGGCTGGATCGAGCTGGACTTCGTGATGCGCATCTCGCACACCGCCGCGCCCGCCGCGTAGTTGTTCGGTTCCCAGACTTGCGGCGTGCCCGATCCCAGCGAAAAGTAGTCGTACCCCGGATTCGCTGGATCGCTGCCCTGTGTCTGCCGCAATCCCACTCCGGCCTGGTTCTGTGTAATATTCAGGTTCCCGTCAACCTTGAACCCCTGCCACGTGAACCCGTCCACCATCGGTGCTACCACGTACTTATAGCCGTCCGCCGTCGTGCAAACCTGCGATTGCGTGTATCCGCCTATCGGCCCCGCGCCCACGATTCCCAGTGAGTCCGCGAACGTGGATTCATCCCGGTAATCCACCATCAGTGCCGATACCATGAACGCGAACAGTGCGTTATACCCGGAGTTACACCACACCTCTTGCAGCGCCAGGCCCCACACGGTGTCTGATATGATTGAGGTCGCGTTGACCGAGTTCCGCCCGAACCCCAGAAACCCCGTCGAATCGTCCTTAATCACGACACCCTGCGGGTCTGCCTGTTGGCCGCCGAAATAGATATCCATGCCGTGGGCCTGGCATCCGTTAACCGATTCCAGGTAATAATCGCAGACATCTGCGATCCAATAACCCGCCGACACCCCCGGTGTCTGCCCCGTACACCCCTGCTGGCACAGCCAAAACGCGGAGTTATAGATCACGTGGGCGCCAGCGGCATAAGCCGTCGTGGCGGAATAAATCGACACACTCGGCGAGCCCGCATACGGACACAGCGTCCCGCAAGCAATTGAGAGCCCCGTCACGGCCGGCGCCACGCCGTCATTCAGCACTTTCCAGCACTGTCGCGACACTTGCCGCTCCGGGTACTGGTTCATGATCTGGAAGAACCCATCTGAGCACGTCACCGGGAAGTTAGGTGTCCCATCGCTGACATAACTCTGGATAACTCCCGTCCAAAGTTGCAACAGAATCCCGGAGTTAACGTGGTACAGGCACAGGTCTATCTCTGCATATTTCAGGTCCGTGTCGTTCGCCAGTTGCGTCATCACCCTGTCGGCGTTGCCGAAAGTGAAGCGCACGTTGTCCGACGTGCCCTTGATATCTTGCGTGACAAGAACGTCCGAGCCAGGCTCGCCGATCCCCGTCACCCGCGGCAGGTAAGTCTGTCCGCCCACCACCACGCGCCGGTCGGAAAGGTAAATGTCCGGTACCGCCGCCTCGCGCGGCCGGATGTGAATCAGCGGAATAACCCGCTGCACTTCGCTCAGTAGCGCCGCAGAAAGCGTGCTCGATGGGAACCGTAGACAGGTCGAAGCCACTGCGTACGGACCCTCCGACGCCACGGAAATCACCTCGACAAGGTTCAGCCCCACCTGCGCCGCGTTCGCCATCTGCGCGAACGAAAGCGGCGCCTGCTCGAACGTCACTAACACTTGCGATGTCGTGTTATCCGCGTTCGGGACGTTGTAAGTGAACGCCTCCCACGGCCCCGCCATGGATTCCCAGAACGCCCGCAGTTGATCCACTTCCATCTTCCGTAACGGGTTCCGCTGGAATCTAAAGCGCCGCGCACCCATCCCCACGTAATACCGCTGCTCCTGCTTCGCGTCGAGCGTGCCGAACCGATGCGTGATTACCGGCGCATCCACCGACATTCCAAACGGAAATTGCGTAGTTAACGGAAACACCTGCGTCCCCGATAGGCCGCCGCCACCGGTAGACATCGCCGCGGCGGGGACCGCAATACGTCCTATTTGATCTGACATTATTTGGGTTACCTGAAGACGCGCCGCGTGCGCTCGCCTAATGATCTTCCGAAGATCCTATCCAGTTGCCGGTTTTGCCACTCAGTCCACGTGACCCACCGCTTACCGTCCCACACTAAGAGCGCCACACATTATCGCGTCGCTAGCCCTGAAATCGCGCCCCATCACGAACCCCAGCGATTCCAGATAATCGATTGCCGCCGCGACTTCCCGTACCCAGTGCCGCGCTATGCCACCTCCACCAATTCCAACCCTTGCACGTTTGTCCGGCATATGTCCGTCGCTTGAGTCCAAGTCCCACCCCGAAACGCCACCGTGTACCGCCCTTGCGTACTTATCCCGGTCGCGTCGTAGTTACTTCCCACCGCCAGCCCCGCCGCCGGCTCGAACGGGTTGTAAAAAAAGAACGGAGTCAACCCGTTGTTTTGCCCACACCAGAACGCGTACAGCGTCGCCAGCGCTGTGCTACTCAGCCTTCGCGATATCCTGAACGTCCGCCGCGAGCTCAGCGCGAGCTGCCCGCGCTGCACCGTACCGTCGTGATACAGCGCCTGGAGTTGCGCATATTCCCGCAGTTCCGTGAACGCCGCGCATAGCCCCGCCGGTAAAACCCCGCTGGGCGCCGCATAACTCAGATTTCCCGGCATGACTTACGTCCCCACCATCAGCCCCGGCACCTGCATCGTCGCCGACTGCTGCACTCTCCCGTAGCTCGCGTTCTGTGCCGCCATCGAAGCATCCGCCACGAAGTCCGACGTGATCGGCTGCCCGTTGATATTCAGTGCGATACTCGGACCCGCGCCACTCGACGTATTCGGACCGCCCGGCGTCGGATAGTTGTTTCCGCCACCCAGTCCGCCCATCACTGGCAAGCTCGACGTAAACGTGGTCGCAACCCCATTCACGTAGCTCGCTTGCTGATACAGATTACCGCCCGATTCCGCCAGATTCCCGGCCACCGGAGTCGAAGCCGACAGCGGAAACTTCTGCCCGGTCCCTTGCGCATACAGCATTAACATCTTGCGCGTTTCCGGGTCTCGCACCGCAACCTCGACATCCCCGCCGTATTTCGACTGCGCCAGGTTGGCGATCTGCTGCGCCATCCCGTTATCGATCGAGATGTTATAGATCGCCTTGACCTGCTGCTTAGCTTTCTGCTCTGGCGATTGCATCCCGAGCAGGTCTTCGATCCCTCCCACCGCGAGTCCGGCTACCAACCCCACGCCCGCGCCGATCAGCGTTCCCATCGGCCCAAACATAGACCCAATTCCGGCGCCAGTAAACATCCCGCCGATACCGCCCATCGCGATACCCTTGCCTGTCCCGCGGCTGTTCCCCATCAGCCCGGCAGTCATCAGTGGCATGCCGATGCTCGAATAAACCGAGCCCATACCCTTACTGGTCGCCACGCTACCAAAGTCAGTCCCGCCCGCGGCGTCGGTTCCGACACCCCAGTTCGCCTTACTGAAAGCCGGACTATGCGTGAGAGCGGAAAACGGATTACCGGACTTGCCCGATGGACCAAAATCACTAGTCGAGCCACCGCCTATCGTCGATCCCGCGAACGAAACGCCCCACGTTCCGTCGCTCCCCGGAGCCGATCCGCCACCGCCGGCGCCGCCCAACATCCGTATGATCGACGCCGGATTGAACCCGCCGCCTCCGCCGCCGCCGGACGCCCGACTCAGCGCCGGAACTCCCGACGAACTGCTATCCCAGCCAGATCCGCCCCCGGCGTCCACGAAAGGCGGAGTCCCGCCGCCGCTCCAAGGCGTCGGAGAATACCCTCCGCTCGCCGTCCCGGAGCCCCAGGACCCTCCGCCGCCGCCGAAGGATATCTGCGGTATCCAACTCGCCCCGCCGCCAGACCCGCCGGAAGCGCGCCCGCCGCTAAACACCCGCGAGATCCCGCTCACCGCCGGCGCCGATATCGCCGGAACCGAGACCCCACCCACTCCAGCCGGAGTCGCCATCGCCGGCGGCGCCATCCCCATCGCGCCAGCCAGTACCGCCGTCCCGGAGCCCCAGGACCCTCCGCCGCCGCCGAAGGATATCTGCGGTATCCAACTCGCCCCGCCGCCAGACCCGCCGGAAGCGCGCCCGCCGCTAAACACCCGCGAGATCCCGCTCACCGCCGGCGCCGATATCGCCGGAACCGAGACCCCACCCACTCCAGCCGGAGTCGCCATCGCCGGCGCCGCCATCCCCATCGCGCCAGCCAGTACCGCCGTCAGTGTCGCTAGCGCCGTCGAATTCTGCGCCGTCACCGCCGTGTTCATGTCCGTCGCCAGCTTGATCGGGTCTTGCTTCCCGCCGCCAAATGCGCCCTTAAACACGCTCGCGATTCCGCCGCCACCGTCCGCGCCGTAAATGATCGGCCTCAACACAGTGGCCGTCACCCCCGCCATTCCCTCCGCTACAGGCTTAATCACCGCCGCGTGTACCGTGTCGCTCAGTTGCTTCCCAAACTTCGCCGGATGCGTCAGTAGCGTGCTCCATAGCGATTCCGTGTCGCGCTTTAGCGTCTCCGTCTGCTGCTTTTGCAGCTCTAGTTGCTTCAGCAACGCTTCTTCTTGGGCCTCGGCCATCTCTTTCTGAATATCTGCAATCAAGTGCGCCGCATCGATCCGCCTTTTGTCCCCGTCGTTCTCTTGCGCAATCCGCGTCGCTTCCACTAGCGCCAATTGCTGCGCCAGGTCGATCCGAATCTGATACGTCGCGCGGATCGCATCCTCCCCGCCCATCCCACTCGCCCCTACCAGCGCGTGCGCCTGCCGCGCCTCCCGATTCAGCGCGTCCCGCTGCGCCTGCACGCTGATATTCTCAATCTGCCGGTCCGCCTCTTCCGCCGCCGCGGCCCGCTTCCCCGCTTCGGGATCGAAGCCAGTCAGCACCAGTTTCTTCGGCAGGTCCTTGAGTTGCGCGTGATCTTCCTTATTGATCTCCGCGCCGAGCTGTTTTTTGTTCTGTGCCAGCAGCCCCTTCACGCCATCCCGGATCAGATCGTTGTACGCTTGCTGCGCCAACGCCAGGTCCTTGATCGACACCCCGACAGCCTTCCCTTGCGCTAGGAACCTATCCCGCTCCACTACTAGCCGCTGGAGCGGAAGCATCCCATCTTCCGTGTCTTTCTTCTGAAGCACCAGTAATTGCCGGGCCCATTCGTTTTCTTCGGCCGAAGCCTTCACCGGCTCCGCCGGCGGAGTCGGAACTCCGATTGGATGCGGCCCGAACGGATCGTGATCCCGCCGCACCGTCTCCGGGTCCCGTCCCACGTTCGCCATCCCGGCGTAATCTTGCGGTAACCCGAAAAGCGAGCGCGCCAGGCCGCCGAACAGCGCCGCCGGACCGCCCCTGGATCGCAATATCCCCGGAACATCGGCAGCCGCGGCAACCGCGCCAACCACACCCTCTTTCAAGTGCCGGACAATCGCATCCCACTTCGTTTCGATGATCGTCACTGATTTCTGGTATTCCAAAAACCGCGTAAGCTCTTCGTCACTCAGCCCGAACCCGTTCTGATGCGCCGTCCGCAGATTCTCGTTCAGCTTCTCCATCACCGGGATAGCTTCGATCCCGGCGCGCTTAAACAGATCGAGCATCGCTTTCTTTTCGGCGAACGGGTCCGGCGACTTCGATAGCCGGTCCAACCCCTCTGCGATTTGCTTGAATACTTCCGCCGGAGATTCCGTCCCGTTCTTTATCGCCGCGATATCCACCCCGAAGGCCTTCAACCATCCGCGCGCCTTCTCGCCCTTCGCTGTGTCATCCTCCACGGCCATCGTCAAGCCGCGCATCATCCGCTCGAAGACAGTCACATCCTGCCCGGCCACTTTCGCCGCGAACGAAAACTCCCCGACTTCCCTGGTTGTCATCCCCAGTCGGATCTTCGCGTCTTCCGTGCGCACGCCCAGCTCGCCCAGACCCTTCGCCGATTCCCATGCCGCCGTCGCGAACGCCACCAGCGCCGTCGCGCCGATTCCCAATCCCACGCCCACCGGCCCCAACTTCTCTAGCAGCCCTGACGCCGCCGATTGCGCGCCCTGAATCGGGTTCTGAATGAAGTTTTTGATACTCTCGCCGAATGTCGAGTGTCCTGCCTGCTCGGCTTCCATGATCGCAATGCGCTTCGCGTAGCTCGCGTTAACCTTCTCGATCATTCCCTGTTCGTCGGCCAGCCGCTTGATGATTAGGTCGCGCTCAGCAAGCACCCGCTGTACCGGAGTCTTCCCGTACATCTCGTTCTGTTTGATCGTCGCGTTAGTCAGCCGCTCCATCGAGGTGCGGGACTTATCGTTCATCTTGATGAGCAGCTCGGCTTGCCGCTCCAGCGCCGCCTGCATCTTCTCCCCGGCGCCCACGGTTCCCTTTTCCCAGCTATCGACCGCGCGGTTAGCTTCCTTGATGGCCGCCAGCACGCTGCGCGGATCGACTTCCAGTACTAACGATTCCGTGTCCATTTATGCCGCCCTCTTGACCCGCACAATCCGCGCCTGCCTCAGCACCGCCATCACGATCTTCCCCAATGCCATGCGATCCTTCGGCGATACCCCAAACTGCTTTTCCCGTCGATTATTGTAGTGTGCTATCGCGTCCGCTTGCGGATCGACGAAGCCAATCGTCACCCGGTTTTCGCTCACCGCTTTCACCTTCAGCGACCGCATTGTGCGCCCGGTCCAGATCCAGTTACGAATCCCCGGTATCCCGCGCGCGATTTTATAGTCCGGGTATCCGCGCTTGCCGTTCCGGCCCGGCTTGAGCGGTTTCGCCTGGCCGTCATTGCAGTTGATCCCGCTCTGTATCCGCTCGGCAATCGTGTCGCGCATCACGTTGCCGATGGTCTGCATCTGTTCCGCGCTGAACGGCCCCAGCACGAACCGCGCCCGCGTGATCTTAGCCTGAAATGGCATGGATTTGGTTCCGCTTTTGCAGTTCCCGCTCGTACCGCGCGCGCTCTTCCTTAAGTATCTGCAATCCCCTCACTTCCTCTGCCGTTACGTCCCCCCACGGCACCGCGAAGTGATCGCAGTCGAACTCCAGTTCCAGCACCCGCTCGAATAGTCTACCCGCCCCGGAGTGCGCGCGGACGTATTCCAGCTCGTTCACCGGACACCGCTCACACCGGTTCACTGTGAACTGCCGGCCGCCGCATTGCGGGCAGTCGCCCGGCGCGCCCGTGTCTTCCACTTCGCGCCGCAAGCCGCACTTCCCGCACGTCACGTCGTTGGCATTCGGGCACCCACCAGGCCCCTCTTCACCGCCCTCGCAGAGTTCGTGCGCACGCACCGACCTGTAAATCAGCAGCCGTAGAGTGACCGGCTTCGGCCACTCTTCCGGCTCTAAGAGTTTGGGTCCAGATCCGGGTCCAGATCATCGATAGCCGAAATCAACTCGACCACCGCCGCCGACTTGTGATGCGGAGGCGTGTCCGCCGGCTTGAACGAAGCCGCGTATCCCTCGATCTTCGCCGACACCGCATCGTACAGCGTCACCGCCGGCTCAATCCGGTACCGCAGCTCTTCCTGTCCGTGAGGCAGGTCCGTCGCCGAAACCACCGTCCGCCGGTACAGCGTAATATCCCGCTGAGTCGGAATCCGCAGCGTGTGCGCCGTCTCGCCGAATGGCGTCTTGATCGTCACCCGGTATTCGTCGCCGACGCGCTGGCAATCCGTCACCTCGCAATAACTCAGCTTGCCGATGGCGTTACTGGCTTCGTATTCGTCGAAATCCGCGCCCTTATCCTGCCGGATCTTCCCGAACAGGTCCAGGTCGGCCTTCAGGTTTGGCACGAATTCCGTCTGTGACTTCCTTCGTCCAATCGTCCTCCGGATCGATTTCTGTTGATCCAGTCGCTCCATCATCTGCTGATTCGTCGGCAACCCAAGCACGGCCGTCTTGGGAGGGTTCGCGACGCGCACCGTCACGCCCCTCAATTCCTGTCCGTCAATCGTAACTACCGGCAATTCTCCGTAGAGCATCCTGACAATCCCTCTTGTTTTGGTTTTTCCCGGTCTCTCCCGAGCGTCACGCCTAGATAACACTCCCCGCTGCTTGCTTGATCGGCGTTCCCGTAGCGACTCATCACCGTGCGGGTTTGGCGGTCCGCGGTATCGGGTTCCCTTGGACATTCGCGCGCTATGTCACCCGTTGCTGGCGCCAACCCGGATGAACCACAGCGGCCCGACGAAAAGAGCGAAACAACAAATGCGCCGGACCTTCACGGACGCGGAGGAGCGTCTCCGGTCCGGCGCGGGCCTTATCGGCCTCTCGTGTGGCCTACTGCGCGATTCCGGCGATGCTGCAAAGCGCGGTAACCGTCAGTATGCCGTTAGTCGAGTTATACTCCGGCGCGCCCGTAACCACCACCGTCACGATCCCGTCTCCCTCGCCGTTCTCTACTGCCTGAAACGCCATCTGTTGGAACGCGAACGATACCGAGTTGTTCGCGTCGTGTTGCACGCTCAGTATCGCCGTACCCGTGGTCTGGTCGATCAGCGTATTGTACTCCGTCGATCCATACAGTAACCGCGCCGTGAACTTGAAACTTGGAACGCGCGCCCCGATCTCCATCCGGCCGCGCACCTGGCAACCGTTTTGCAGTCCCGATCCAGGGAAGAAGCCGGCGTTCAGAAGCAGGTTATTCTTCCACCCCACCTCGGCGGACAGAATACGCTTCGTCGCCACGTAATCGACGCCGTTCACGCTCAACGCCATCGACGCCGACAGCATGTTATTTTCAATCGTCAGCGCCGGAACCGTGATCGCACTCGGCGAAGTCAGTAGGCCGGAACCGGCCCAGTTGACCGTCATCTTCGAAGACTTCGGACCCGGCCCATAGTTAGCCTGGTACATAAAGTCTTCCACCGCGCAGCCGACGTATAGGTTATCGACACAGTTACCGCCGCCCTCCGACACCTGCTCCACCACCGAAAAGTACGGCAGTTCCAGTGTAGTGCCTGGATTCAACGGAGTGATCGTGTAAGTGTACGGGCTGCTCGATCCGGTCTGAACGATGTTACCCAGACCGTAAGCCGCCGCCCACGTCACAAACTCCGCCGAGGCATATTTTTCGAAACGGTTCGCCACCTCGTAGTGACTCGGATAGGTCTGCGCGATGAATTCGTTTGCCTTCCCGATTTCAGCCGCATCGTTTTCGAAGATCGGTTTCGGCGTGGTCAGGTCCGCGTTGAGTTTCTTAAATCGGAGAAACGTCGTCCCAGCCGTCCCGATGGCCGCCTGTTTCCCTTTGCCGATCCCCAGGATAAGCTGCTGTACTCTTGCTGCCATTTTATACTCCTTTGGTGGCCGGGATCTCCGGCGGAATCTGTTGATACCCCTGAATCATCAAGGGCACGAGCTTGTCAGGGGTCGCATCGACCTCCTGGGTGTCTCCGGTGTGCGGATGCCGCAACCGAACCTTGGCGGCGGCCGATCCAGACGCGGGTTGCTCCGCCTTGGCCGCGTCGACGCCGTTAACTTCTTGTTTGAAATCCATGTCAGTTGTCTCCGATTTCAGGAATGATGAACGTCCCGACGAAACGGTCTACCAGGTCTTCGTCGACCGCGTGCGCGTCGCTCGGGGTGTCCATGATGTTCAGCCCGGGGAGTAAATTCATGTAGCGGATATTCACCGAAGACCCGGTAGGGATTCCATTGCTGACCAGCGTCCACAACTCCTCATATCCCACCGGGTCGTTCGATCCCGCCATGTTCCCCATACGGAAATAGACATGGAAACGATGTTTCCACATCGTCTCGCCGTCGAAGTTTCCGCCCTGCGTGCCGTCCCAAACCACGAGCATCGACGGCGCCGGCATCTTGTAGACGACCATCGCCCGGGTATGCTCCTGGCCAAGCCGGTAATGAAAGCTGTTGATCCGACAAATCGCGTTGCCGTTGGCGTCCGTCACTGTCATGGCGGCAGCCAGGTCGGGAATCGCCGCGAGCGCCGCGGCGATGGCGTCCGCTATGGGCCCGGGGTTCAGCATTTGAATCTCACTGGGTTCGGAGTTTCAGCACCGCTCCGCCCGTCGATACCGGCTCCGCTTCGGGCTTGGCAACCACATAAGTCACGCCGCCCACGGTGAAGAGATCGCCCTCTTGCGGCTGCGGAGAGATCGCCTGGAAGTCCACCCAGAGACGCAGCACGGCCGATCCTGCGCCGCCCATGATCTCTTCGGCCAGGCCCGGCGGCATGACGATGGCCTGAAGCTGCTGGGCGCCCGATGCGTCTTGCGGTGTGAAGGTGACAGAGATCCCGCCTTGCTCCAGAAAGACCTGGTTGTATTGCGAGAAGTTCAGCGCAGACGTGGCCATGGTGATTCAGGCAGGGGCCGGCGTGAAGAAGGAGAAGCGCCGGCCCTTGTTCTGCCTTCGCCCCGACTTCTACGCGTTGCTGGCGAGCTGGTAAATCACCCAGACTTCGATTTGCCCGGCCGTGAGCGGCCCGGTGGCGATAGCCACCGAGATCTGGCCAGCAGCCGACATCTTGAACGGCGTGGTCTTGCAGGTCGGATTGACCACAGCGTCGAGCGAGAGGCTCGCGATAGCCGTCGCCGTCAGAATCGAATTGGCCGCCGATCCCGCCGTGGTGCCGAATGCCACCGTCGCGGAACCCCCGGCGGTGCAGGCAACGGTCGAGTTGATGACGCCGCCATGCACCACCGCCTTCGCCGGAATGGTGTCCGATTGGGCCGGCGTGCAACTTACCCCGCCGTCCACGCTGTAATCGTAGAGCGCGTGCGCCACGCGCAGCCCGTTGACCTGGCCGGAGAATCCCGGCACGCCGAACAGCCTGACGCGCACGGTCGCATCGCCGGAAGCTCCTCCGAGCGCGGCCGTCCCGCTGGCCTGGTCGAGCGTCGCCTCGCCGATCAGCAGGTTGCTGCCGACCGTGCTGGTGGCAGCCTTCGCGACGTCGTCCCAGTAAACCAGGTCGCCGGAGGCGAAGGTGCTGCTGTCTTTGGCGAGATCGAACACGCCTTCCAGGACGATCTCGCTTGAGTCGCCCTGGGCTTGATTGTTGACTGCGGCACCGAAAATGTTTCCGACGCGGCAGCCGGCGCCACTGGTGAGTACGTAGGGCGCCAGAACGGTGAGGGTTGCCCCTCGTTGCACGAAGTTGATCATGTGAGTTGGTTCTCCTTTTCTCTTTTTACGGGGCGGCGATTTGTTCACCGCCCCGTGATTGTCCCGCCTAGCTGCGCACTACGCAGCGCCGTTGCTCCGCTGAATGCCGCGGTAGTCGATTGCCGCGGCGCCGAAATCGTGACGCGCCTTGATCTCGATTCCATCCACCTCGAAGCCCTGGCGAGTCTCCAGGAACACGCCCTCCTGACCTTCCAGGAACGCGTATTCCAGCCCGGCCACGTCCGCCGGGTCGGCGAACAGGTACCAAGCCGTCGCGCCATAGGTCGCTAAGGCGTCGAGGCGCGGCTCCACCACCGGGACCAGCGAGCGCACCCAGGGAGGAACACCCGCGGTCACCGCCGTGACTGCCAACTGCATCGGGTAAATGGTCTGCTCGACCGTGGTTTCGAGCGCGGTCCCCGTGACGAGGTAGCGCGGCGTGAGATTGAGGGGCGTGCCCTGCGGGCCAGTCTGCTGGCGGAAGAGCGTCCGCCCGGTGGCGAGGGACGCCACGGCGAAAGCCGAGGGAGCGCCTGTCTGGAAGTTCTTGTGGCCAGCGGCGAACAGCGCCACCGAGGTCTTGTCGCCCATATACACCGCAGAGGGGTTGGCCAGCACGATACCCCAGACGACATCCGATTCCATTCTGGAGGCCGCCACACCGAGTTCCGCCGGCGTGCGCGTGAAGGCCTGGAGGTCATCGTTGATGATCGTCTTGCGCGTCAGAGCCACCACCTCGCCGTAAGTCGCCAGCGAATAACTGACGTTTCCGTCCGTCAGAATGGCGCGGTGGTACTCGCCTTTCTCGTTCAGCCTCGGCAGCGCCGCCAAATCCGAGAGGAAGGCGCGATTGATCGGCTTGAAATCGGGCGCCGTCTGCTGGCGGGCCAGCGGCCGGAAAGTCTGCGGGTACGCCTGGTAAGCCGGGACCAGGGTTTTGTTGGCGACGTTGGCCAGGATGCCGGGGAAATCGGACGTGGATTCGGCGCCGCCCTCGAACAACTCGAACGAGAAGCGCGGAACTTTGGGGATGAGCGCCTTTGCCGCGATCACGTCCGGCCCCATGCCGCGGGTCCTGATGCCGCAGATTTCCAGGTACTCCCGCGCCATCTCGATAAGCTTCAAGCCGCGAAACTGCTTGCCCAGGTCGAGCTGCCGGCGGGTCTCCGCGGCCACCTCCGCGCCGCGGGTCGGACCGAAGAAGCCCGGCTGGTAGCGCAGCAACAAGGCGGCCGTCATCTGCTCGCCGAACGTTTCCTGCTGATCGCGCGTGATGGAGAGCTCGGTTCTGACATCGACCCGGTGGCCGCCCACCCCGCGGCTCCCCTGCTTCTCGATTTCCTGAAGAATGCTGGCCCTGGCCGCATCGAGCGTCGTACCGGTGTCGATCAGCCCGTCCAGAAACTCCGTGGTAATGCCGTGCTTCAGATGCGGAGTCCCGATGGTGCGGATTTCGCTGGCGGCGGCGAACTTGGCTTCCGCCTCTTTCACCGTTGCGCCCGATGCGATCAGCGTGGCCCCGAGTTTTTGGCATTTGAAGTTAGTTGCCAGCGTGGTGATTTCGGCCACCCGTTGGCGCTCCAACGTCGCTCCCTCGGTGCGCGCCGCATCGAGTACTGCCTGATTGTTACGGGCTTCCGCGCCCGTCTGAGTCGTCTCTTCCATGACGGTTCTCTCCTGATTTGGGCTGGTTGCCCGTCGTCCGTCCGCTCCCAACGCGGACAGAAATTGAGTAGAAAAATCGGCAGGCACCGTGATCGCCGAGACCTCGAAAGGCTCCCAATCGGTAGCCTCGAAGACCGGCGCCTGCTTGCCGCTCGGATGAGGCGCCATCGTGCCGTTGCCGCTGGCGTCCTTGACCGGCTGCTTGCTGTAGATCCACGTCCCGAAACTGAGGTTTCGGATACGCCCGGAGGCGATGCCGGACCAGAGTTGGTCTGTGTCCTTGTTCTCGCCTTCGACTCCGAATTGCAGTGTTGCTTTCCCCGCCGCTCCATCGGCCCAGGCTTTGACCACAGAGCCGCGCTGCGCCTTCGCGCCGGCCTGGTTCGCCACGATGGATTTGAAATCCGTACCCGTCATGTGGCAATCGAATACCGGGGCGCCAGCGTTCAGGCGCGCCATGCGGCAGCCCGCCATATTCAAGCGGAGCATGTAATCCGTGTCCGTCTCGGCGTCGTAGCGCGGCACGGTCTGTCCGCCGTACCAGACCACATCGACCGTGCGATTCTTGGCATCCGCGGTCTGCGGAGCGAAGCTGATCTCATCGTGGGCCGCCGAGAAGAGTTCGCCCTGAAAGATCGTCTCGCCGCCGGTGCACGCGCCAGCCTTGAGGTCCGGGGCATCCTTGCCCGCGTCCTTGTAGTGCGCGACCAAATGCGCGTGGACGGCCTTCTTGTCATCTGCCGGAATGTCGAGGCCGCCCCCGTTCAGCCGCCCCATCGCGGCTGCGCAGCCCGCCATGTTCGCGGCGCCCACCTTGCCGTCCGCCGAGACGTCGTGATGGGGGAGTTTGTAGGCTCCCTTTGTGGCCGCGTCCTTTGACGGGTCCACCCAGGCGTGCATCGCCCGGAGCGCGTCTTTCGATGGACTGTCGCCCAGGCGCTTCAGGTTCGCCCCGGCATCCCAGGCGCCGTCTTTATCGACGGCCGTGTGATGGACGCCGATGGCTCCCAGAGTTTCGATGGTCTGTCCGAGTAGTGACATGGTTTGCTCCTAGCCGGCCTGCACGGCGATGTAATCGGTCTCGCCCAGCTTGCCGCGCTGCCACAGTTGTTTCTGAAGCCAAGCCAGATGGCCCTTGTGCTCGTTGCCGCCGATGGCGCATCCGACCGTGTGATAGTTCGCCAGGTGCTCGTAGCTGTGCGCCGTGTCGATCTCGCCCGCGTCCCAGGCTTCCTTCGCCAATTCACGGAAGCGACCGACCAGCGCTGTCTCGGCGGCGATGTGATCGGCGATGAGAGAGCCGAAATCCTGATGCGGTTTGGCGGTCTGGGCGGCAATCTCCGGTTCGCCCTCGAAAAAGAAGAGGCGACTGACCAGGCCGTCCTGAGCGTCTTCGGATTGCTGGTGCAAGGTCAGGAGGTCGCCAGCGATCTCCAGACCGAAACGCTTGGCGTCGATGCCATCCAGTTTGTACTGCGCCGAGCGGCTGGCCTCGAGGTTGATGGATTCTTGCAGGCCAGCCATGACTTTCGGATTACCTTTCATTGGTTTAGCTCCTTGTTGGGTTGTTACTCTCAGCGGCAAGCATGGAGCAACGTTGGATCGTTCCACACAAGCAAACCCGTCACCGCGCAAGCAAAAACAATCGCCATGATGATCGGCTTATAAGTGCTCCAGAAATCCGTCATCTTTGTCGTCCCTTCTACGTGAGATACGTCCTTGTGGCGCTTCCCCAATCGCGATCGGCGCGCGCCGATGAGCCCGCGACCAGAAGCTCCTTGACCATCGCCAGGTCCTCTTCCGAGAGGGCGGCCAACCCTTGGCTCTGTTTGCTGCCCGCGACCGCCTTGCTGCTGGGCGTGCGCTCCTCTGTGGCGGCCGGCTGCTCCTGGCCGCGCAGCGTGACGTTGCGCGGATCGCAATCGAGGATGATTTCGAACTTGTCCACGAGCTTGTTGAAGAGCGCAATCTGGGCGAGTTGGGCGTTGGGATCGAAGCCATTTTCGAGGACGGCCTCGAACCACGTCTTCCGGCCCATGCGGACGTCCTTCAGCGCGGCCTCGGCGTCCTTCACCGGATCCACCGATTCGAACCGCGGGGCAGTCCACTGGGTGGCATACAGGTTGAGCTTCGGATCCTCCACCGCGCGCGCTGGAATCTTGCCCAGGAGGACCAGGAGGTCGATCACGCGGCGCCGCACTGGCATGCAGACCATGGGGATCAGCGTCAACCAGCGGTAATTCTCGATGGTATTGCGGAAGCCCAGCATGCCACCGCGCCACGAGGAGAAGTTGACCTTCGACATGTCGCCGGTGCCGAGCTCGTAGGGAACACCGAGGCCTGCCATGATCCCTTCAAGTTCGGTGGTCTTGTAATCGCGGTAGCCGCCTGCCGCTTGCGGGGTGTTGAACTTCACATCCTCACCAGGCTTGAGGTAGGACACCATGCCGGGCTGGAAGCTCTCCACTGGATGACTCGTAAGCGGATCGGTTCCCTTGTATCCCATCCATGATCCCTCGATGCCCTCCGCCTGCGTAATCATCGCCACCATGCAGGCTTCGATCTTCTTGCGAACCCGTTCCGCATCGCAGTAATCGTCCAGGTCGCGGAGCGCCAGCATGACCGGCGCCAGCCAGGGCACGCCACGCACCTGGCCTGGCCGAAGCACGCGATAGGCGTGCAGGATTTGGCTGGCCGGCACCGGCTGGCTCACAATGCCGCCGCGCGGATTGAGAATCAGGACGCCGCCGGGATGATACGTGTAGATCCAGTACGCCACCCGGCGCCCCAATAGATCGAACTGCACGCCCTGCATGACGTGACCGTTGACCGTTCCCATCGTGCGGAATTGATCGAGGAAGTCCGCCTCGAGCAACTGGAGTTGCAGCGGCACGCGCAAATTGTCTTCCGTGAGCCGCGGCCGGAACCGCAGGACGGCCTCGCCGCTCTCAGCCATGGTCCGCATGACCAATGCCTGCATCCCGTAGAAGTCCAGACGTTGCGGCGTGTCGCACTGCTCGACGAAGTAAGCCCATTCGTTATCGATGGTCTTGTCGATTCCGGCGTCGCCCGTCTTTGCCTGCGGGACGATCCCGGTCCCGACCGCGTTTCCCGCCAACTCCTCGACCGCTTTAACCGCGTAGGGATTATTGCGGGTCAGTTCGCGGCTCCGGTTGCGAAGCCAGACCAGCGATCCCATCAACTCGACGTTGGCGTCCGAGGATGGGGCGTACCAGCCATGAGTGCGGCGGCCGGCCGATGCTCCGTCATAGCTGAACCGTTGGGCGTGGCGGTCCATGTACTCCGAGACCAATTGCGCCCTCATGCGCTGTACGGTCATCGGTTGCGGCACGGACCAGTCGCGGCGCAGGACTGGCAGGCGGGAGGTTGCGGGCAATACTTCGGGCGTGAGGGTGTCAGAAGTCATCGAATCTCTTCAGCTTTATGCCAGGCTCGACCATGAGGAAGTCCAAGCCGAATTTCTCCCGCAGCCTGTCCAGGTTTTTCTCGAAATCCTCCATCATCGGCGGAGGCATGGAAAAGTCGATCTCGACCACATAGAGCTTCGAGGTTGAAGCGGGGCGCGGACGGTTTATCAGCGCCATCAACGTCTCAGGGCGCGCGGCCCACCAAGCCAAGAACCGGCGGATAGGTTTCATATGTTGTGCCCGCGCCCCTCCACCGCGTCCTCCGGGTACTCTGCGTCGCGGATCTCTTTGACCGCCGTGTCTTTCGGATTTTCAAGTGCGTTACGAATGGCGCGAAGCTCCTCGAGAATCGCGTCGAGCACTGCATTTGCGTACCCTTGTCCCGTCGCCCCTGGATCTGAAAGCCCGGACCCACCGCGAGGCGGATCGGAACGTCCGGTCCGCGCGGGTTGATACGCACCACCTGTCGGATTCGCCATCTACCAATGCCCCCATCCCGGAAACCCCGGACCACAGGGGCCGTCCCCCCGCCTGGTTTGCCCCAAAGTGGATTTGCTCGGGTTGCTTCCGCCATAGGTGCGAATCCCGTCCTCGATATCAGCCTTGGCGAGGCGAAGCTCTTGCATAGTCCTATACGTCACCTGGCGGCCATCGGGGAACCGCACGCTCAACACTGCGCTGCCGATTGCCGTGTTGATCGCGTCTAGGTTGGCCTGAAGTTGTGCGAGCGAAAGTGCCATGGGTTATCCCAGCCAGTTGGTCACGTCGAAGCGGCCGATATACCGCGGCTGCCGCTGCTGCTGCTGCTGTGCTTCCACCGGCTGTGGGGCGGTTTCGGCCGGCGGCGATGGCGCTGTCGCCTGTTGCTCCTGAGTCCGCAGGGCGGCGTAATCTGGGCCTTTCTTCTGTTGCGTTGACGCTGCCGCCGGCAACGTCTTCACATTCAGCAGACTCTCCAGATGCGCCCATTGCGCTTCCCCGAAGCGGTCAATTCCCAACACGAAGGCGCCGGCGCGCGCGTAGTTCGCACAATCGAGCGCTTCGTGTCTACGGTTCTCGATCGGCTCCCAGTGGTACTTCCGGACGCCGCCCTTTCGGACGCTCAGCCTGAATTCCTCGGAGGTCAACTGCCGGTAGAACTCTTCGGGGGCATCGATCGGGAAATGGACCCACCCCGCCGGGTACGGATCGCCGCGCGCCGGCCGCTCGCGGTTGAGTTGCGCATACAGCTCCTGCTTCGCCATCGAGACGTTGACCGGCCAGAGTTTGCAGCCGTGGGTGATCTTTCGGCCTCGGACTGTGAGATCCACCAGGCTGGGTGGGTCCACCAGCGCCCGGCCAGTGGGGCGGCCATCCACAGCCAGCACGCGCGAGGAGCCGTGCCGCTTGGAGAAGGCATAGACCTCGTTGCCGGCAAAACCGGAGTCGATGCACATGCGGACGATGCTCAACTCGGCACCGGAGGGATGGCGGTAAGTCTGCTGAAGCTTTGCCTCGAGTTGCTCCCACGCGCCCGGCTCAAAGGGCGATTGGTCGATGCGCCACCAATCCACGAGCCAGCGCTGGCGATTCCTGCCCCATCCCCAAACGTAGCCTTCGAGCCACGTCTTCTGGACATCCGCACCCGCCGTCAGGAATAACACGCCGTCGGGAACCTCACCGAGCGAGTAATCTTCTTTGCGGCCCATCAGCTTCTCGTAGTCCGGCGGAGCCTCCCCGGGCTCGCGCCAGGTCTCAGCCAGGGTGTTGTTGACGAAGACTCGCAACTTTTCTGGGTGACCCTGCGCTGGAATCCAGCCCTCATCGGCGTCAGTCACCACCTTGCCCCAGGCCCAGTCCGGGGAATAGAGCCGGGAGATTCGGAAGCCGGGATACTTGCCATCCGGGTTCGTCGCGCGCCACTCGCCGGCCCGCAGCATTTCCAGTTTGCGGTGATGGGGGATAAGCCCATGGCATCCTGCGCATTGGTACATAGCCGCTTCCGGCTCGATGTACTGGCCGTCGACGTCGCCCCATCGAACGCCAGAATCTGGAGACGGCCTCCACTCCAATGCCTGCATCTCTCCACACAGCGGGCAGGGTACGAAGTATAGCCGCTGGTCGGAGAGTTCGAACGCTGCAGCGATCCGGCTCCGGCCTTCGGAGGTCGGGGTCGAGCATTTGACGATTTTGCGATTCCAGAACTTCGAAGTGCGCGCGGCGGCCAGTGAAACCGGATCGCCATCGCGGGTGTCTTCATAGCCGTCAATCTCGTCCATCAGCAGGTAGCGCACTGAGCGGCGGCGCAGACCGCGGGAAGATACCGTCCCGGTGAGCGCGATAGATCCGCCGGCGAAGCGCTTCTGCAGGATGGTGTTGCCCGCATCACGAGATTTCGCCTCGTGGACCTTGCCCCGCAGGCACGGCAGGTCGCGCAGCATGGGTGCCACGCGCTCCGCCGAGAAAGCCTTGGCGTCGGCCTCGTTGGGCTGGACGATAAGGACCGGCCCCGGCTCGGCGTCGATCACGTAGCCGAGCAGGATCATCATGAGGAGCGTCTTCATCATCTGGGCGCCACACATCAAACACATAGTTTCCGCCGGGTTCGAAGGACCGAGGACGTCAAGCGGCTCGATCTGGTACGGGTACGGCACAAAATCCCCGGTCGTACCCGCGTAGTCCGAACTAAGCACGAACTTCTTTCGCGCCCATTCCGAAAGCAGCAGGATCGGCGGCGGAAGTAAGGCATCGGCAAGCGCATCACGCAGCCCTTGAAGCGGAGCGGATTCCATCACTCAGCACGGTTAGCATGGACCGCGCCTCCTCTTCGATCACGGGCAGCAGTTGCGATCTCCATTCGCTGGGTAAACGATTGATCACACGGGACGGCAACGCCATTACTCTGTCCCGAATCTCTGAGCCTATTGCGGTCCACTCGGCCTCCACTGCTTCGCGGTCAACCAAGCTACCCTCCAGCCGCCGCGCTTCGAGCGCCGCTTTCTTCGCCTTCGCGGTCTCGTGTACCAGTTGCGCGTGGGCCAAGGTACCTACGGCCGGGCCGGTGTCTGGAATCATGTCCGTCCCCATTTCACCCGATTTCGCCCCGCCAGGATCACCAGTAAATACCCCATTTCGCGGCGGGTCGGTTGGCCGCCTGCCGACTGTCTGCGGCGGCGCTTCACCGCGCGCGGGGGACACCTGGCGGATGTCCAGATTCCGGCCCAGCGCCGCGCGCACCTTCTCCACGTCCCAGCGGCCGTCAGGCTCGCGGATTATCTTGCCCTTGCGGCCAAGCTCGTTCACGCGCTGGCGGGAGATGCCGAAGGCGGCTGCGAGTTCGGGGGTGGAGACCGTCATGCGGCAACTTGCTTTCAACCCAGGTGCGCCATGGGGACTTTCCAGCCATGGTCGTTATGCCATGGAAACCCCTTTTTTAGGGTCCTAACTAGCCCTCCTTCACAACAAATTCACCCGCGCCGGCGCCGGGCCCAGACAGGACCCGCGAATTCATGCGCGCTCCCTCCCTCACCTTCCACGCTGCGCGACCCACCGAGCCAGGCGCCTCAAAGAGAAACGGGATTCGGACGCAGGAGCTATGGACGCGCTTGCCGCCTCAGCCTCCACCACCGCCTCCGGAACGCGCGCCGCCGCCACTTCCTCAAACGTGCGCCCATCGCCGTCGAGCGTGGCCCGCTTCCCCGTAAGCTTCTGCCAGCGCTCAATGATCACGTCCACGAACGCGGGCGAGATCTCCATGGCGCAGCACGTCCGCCCCAACTGTTCCGCGGCAACGACTGCTGTGCCGCTGCCGGCGAAGGGTTCGTAGATGAGATCGCCCGCAACTGGCTGGTCGCCGGTTTTCTTCGTGGCCGTCCCAGCCTACTTTACGCAGATCCGCAGAATCATGTCCACCATCGCGCCAATACATCCGGCCATGGCGATAAAAAACGTCACGTTCAAATTGCTCTGGCTCGCTTTACCCTGCATTTCCGCGCGAGATTCCCGCAGTCCACGCAAGTCTGTTTCCACGCTTTTTGAATAGGCTTCGTGCTCCAACCGCGGAAACATTCGATCCCGTTCGGCGCGTTCATCCTTCAGGGCTCCCCGCATCTCATTTAGCCACCCCAAGTGCTTGTCCAGCGCCGCTCTGTCGCTTACACGGACAACCTCCATCAGCTCGTGCTCGCGTTCATGAGCTTTGAAGTTGGTCGCGACGAGCTTTTCGAGGTCGGCTAACTTTGCGTCGAAGTGGTCCCGCAACGGGATTTCATCGGCTCCATCGCTCATCGTTCGCTCTCAGAATCCGAGAAGCCGGTCCGCCGGCCGTTTGTTGATCTGGCCCTCGATCTCACGTTGGAGCGCGTCCCGGCCCGGCCCGTTGATGCGGACAGAGCCGGCAGGGGCCGACACGATGGCCACCCTGGGTCGCTCCGTTCCTTCGTGGGCGCCGCGCTCGCGGGCCAGCCAGCGCGCACCACTGGTCGACACCTTCACGCTGCGCGCCTCGCAGTCGGCGCAAACAGCTCTCGAATCTGCGCCTGGTCCGACGGTGGCAAGCAATCCACCAGCGCCGCGCGGAATATAGGCCAGTTATTGCGTGTGGCAACGTTGGGTTTATGGCTGTGGCAGTGCGCGTCGACCGGCTGGCCAAGGGCCTCTCGGAACGTATACTTCCCTGGATTACCATCGCGCGATGGTGCATCCCTGTCCCCCGGTCCGCCGTCCCGCAACCTGATCCTGCGGACGTGGTTGCTGGTGTCCGGAGTGGCCGTGCCATCTCGCACCAGCAGCCGCGCTCGCTCGGCGTGGACGTGGAAAAGGATTTCGCCGGAGTATGAACAGACGGCGACATGCGGCTTGAATGTCATCTTTTGGGAAGGGTGGCTCCGAAACGTCCGACCGGGTGAATCCGCCCCGTTGCGTTATGCCCTCGTCGGAGGAGCGCTTGCAAATCGCAGTTCAAAACTGCACAGTTTACGCCAATAGTTTGAAACAAATCGATCTGATTGTCAAACATAATCAACCGGCCGAACGCGGCGACCTTCTCGGGATAGCCGGATCCGACCGGGTTGTAGCGCTTCAGAAACTCGACCACGGTGCGCCCCTGGCCGCGCACGATCTGCCGGCGCAATGCGCCACCTCGGTTGGCACCGGATGCTGCAGGACTTCTGCGACCGGCTTGATTGCATTCGAACCGTTCGCAGCATCGCGCGCCGCGGCCTGCGCGATCTGGCGGCGCCATTCCGCGGTCGCGCACTCGCACGCTTCCAGGTGACCGTTTACCAGCACCGTTCCCTGGCCCTTCGGGCATCGGCACTTTGGGCACTTCTCGACCGGTTGCGGCGTCACAACTTCCGCAGGAGCGTCTGTAGTTTTTCGCGCGAACTGCTTAAGCAGCCACCGCAAGCCGGCGGCCGAACTCTTCCAGTGGCCGTTGTTCTTCTCAGCCAGGTCCGCGAGCTCGCCGAGCGCCAGCCCTCGGACTTCCGCTTGCGCCTTGATGTCCCACCAGTCTTTCAGTGAGAGCGGATCGCCACGGTTCACGGCCCAGGCCTTCAACCGTGCCTCGGGGCTTTCCGGTGGGAAGCAGTTTTTATCATCATCAGCATTCAAAGAATCGGTTTTTGCTTTTGGGGTTTCCTTCGGGGCTTCGCCGGCTGTTGAACCTTCGACGGAGGCCTCGGGGTTCTTCTTTTCAACTCCTCTTTCCAGATGATGATCTTCAAATCCTCTATTCTGTGCGCACTTTTGTGCGCAACCCTTGCGCACTTTTCTTCGTAGGGGTTGCGCACTTTTCTGCGCATCCCCCTGCGCACTTTTCTGCGCAACCTGCCGAACCGTGTACGTGGCCGTTTCGCCGCGGCTCCATTCCCAGTCAATCCAGCCGGCCGCCCTCAGTTCATCGAGAATCTTCTGAGTTTGCCGGCGCCCCAAGCAGATCTCGGACGCCAGCGTCCGGTGGGCCATGAAGCAGTGGCCGTCCACGCCCGCATAGAGCTTGAGTCGGCCATAGGCGAGCTTAGCCGACGCACTCAAGTTCGGATCGCGGAACACCGCGTAGGGGATCTGAATAAACTCCGGCTGGAACGGATTTCCGTTGCCCGCGCTCATGCCGCCCGCCCTCCGCCCGCCCGCGGCAGCGCGTCGACGTAGCTGTCCAAATCGCGCTGGTCGTAACGCACCGCCGACGCCACGCGCACGTAGGCCGGCCCCGCAGTCGGCCCCATCTCGCCCCGCGCCCGACGCGCGCGCATCCGGCGTACCGTCTGCACCGAGACGGCCAGGTACGCCGATGCGGAGTACTCGTCGACCAGCCGCGGAGAGACACCTCCGGCACCCGTGGCGTCGCGCGGCGCATTTGCGAGCATTTTGATGGCGTGGGAGAGGTTACATCACGGGCGCCGGGATCGACTGCTCACCGGACAACCGCTCGAGGCACTGCTGGAGATACCTCGCCTGCACCTCGAAGCCGGCCTTTGAGATGGGATTCGGTTCGGTCTGGGCCCGTGCGCGCGCCTGCTGGATGGCAATTTTGAGCACGGCCACCAGCAGGGAGAGGTCTCGTACCGTGGCGAGAGTTATCGCGAGATCGGTTCCTGGGGGCGTGTAGCTGACCGCCAGTTCCAAGGCCGGCATATTTTGTCCTCCCATATACACCCTCCGAGAAATGGCCTTTTTGGACAGCCGCTCTGGAGTGTGTTCCTGTGGACCGGAGCAGTGTCCCTGGCACTTGTGGCAAATTGAACAGCCACTACCGAAGCAATCGCACCCGAAACCACCGTCATCACGTTTCACGTTGTTGCAGCACGGGCAGACGATTGGTTGTTCATCGCTCATAAATTATCCTTTCATCCTCTGGTGGCGCTGGAAACAATACATCTTGCGACAGTCGTTTGGCGATCATGGCGACGTAATCCGTATTCAGTTCGATGCCAATAGCTCGGCGTCCTTGCTCTTTGGCGACCAGTGCTGTTGTCCCGGCTCCGCTGAATGGGTCCAGCACCGTTCCTCCGGCCGGGCAGCCGGCCAGAACACACGGCAGGATCAACGCAGGCGGAAACGTGGCGAAGTGGGCTTCTGGAAACGGGTCGCTATTGACGGTCCACACATCACGCTTGTTGCGCCCTCCTAATTCTTCGCCGCGCGTCCATTTTCCCGTGCGCAGTCCATCCTGTCCACGAACAGGATACAGTTCCCTCGCGTACTGGCCGCCACCATTGGGGTTCCCCATGCGATCATCTGCGAATGGCTCACGGATAGCTGCGGCGTCGTACCAATATCGCTCGGACTTCGCCAGCAGGAACAGGTACTCGTGTGCCTTCGTTGGCCGGTCTGTGACGCTTTCCGGCATCGGGTTTGGCTTCGCCCAGATGATGTCGGAACGGAGGTACCAACCGTCCGCTTGTAGGGCAAATGCAACTCGCCATGGGATGCCAACCAGGTCTTTCGGCTTCAGTCCGTCGGGCACCGCACGCTGGCTAAATTTCTCTCCTTTGAACTTCTGCCCGCCTGTGAACCCGTCCACCCCGTTGCGCTCAGCATCCGCACGCCCGATCTTTCTGTCGCTATAGGAGTCTCCCAAGTTCAACCACAGCGTCCCGTCATCCCGCAGCACCCGCCGCACCTCGCGGAACACTTCGACCATGCGCGCGACGTAGGCTTCGGGGGTGGGTTCAATGCCGATCTGAGAGTCGATGCGGGTGGCGCCACACTTACGACAAGTGCCATGGAACTGCTGCAACCCAACCGAAGTATTCCGAGCTGATCCGCCGCCGTTTATCGGCGACGCTGGACCATCGCCGCCTCTACGCGGCTGAAGATGATCGCACTCTGTGTCACCACCATCCCACGTCGCCGTGCCGTAATCCCGCAGACCCCAGTACGGCGGCGACGTGATGCAGCAATTCACAGTAGCATCGGGGAGTTGGCGCAGGATCTCCAGAGCATCGCCATTGTAGATCGTGATTCCGGCGTGATCGTATGACGGCACGATTCGGACTCCAGCGTGATTTTCTACGCTATGTTCCGATTTCAGAGATGGTGACGTGTTATCGATCATCTGTCACTTTCCACACTGTCTTCCGAATAGCCAACAAATGCCAGATCCGTCTGTGCCGGCTTTCCGCCCCAGTACTCGACGGCCTTGCGGTTCATAACCGCGACGACGGGACCGAACCTATCGATAGCGGCGGTCACCGAGGGACCTCCGCTGTCGCGCGCCGGAACGTCTCCGGTAACTCGCGGACGCGCAGCAAGCCCGGCAGGCTCTCCAGCCTCGAGCCGCTTCGGTCGGTCTTGAGGAACATCGTTCCGCGCATCTTGCCGAGAGAATCCACGGGGTTGGCGCCGAGCTGCTTCATCCAGAACTTGATCCCATGCTGCTGGCACCAATCGAGAGACACGTACGCCCAGTTGTCCACGAACGGTCGTGGATTTGCGCCCGTCTCGCCGCCGACGATGAGCAGCTTGATAAACTCCCATCCTTGCCAGTTCACGCGGCCGATGGCCGGCTCGTACCAGACGTGGGTGCTCCAGCCGAGAGCCGCGAGCGCCGCCATGGCCGGCCGCTGCGCGTCGGCGGCGACCTGGTCCATGATCGAGCAGCCGATCGAGATGTGGTGAAACCTATCGGGCCACCGGCACATGCCCTCCATCCAGTCGTAGAGGGGGTATGCGCATCCAGCCGGCGGCTTCCCCATCGCATCCAGCATGTCGGCGAATAGCATGGCGCGTCCACAGGTATGCACCTTTCGTACCGCTTCTGGCCCGCGCGCTAACTTCGGTTCATAATCGGACTCGGCCGTATCTGACCATCGAGTCGCCCATTCCAGGGCAAGGTTGGAGCATTTCGTGAGGAATAGAAATGTGTGCCAGTCCGCACGGGCCGCGACGTTCATGACGCGCATAATATTCCCGCCCGACAGGCGGAACAGATCACCGTGGAACCCGGTGGCGATCAGCGCCGGCTTGCGCCACTTCAACGGATCGGCGAGGTGTGTCTCGTCGAGAAACGTCTGCCCAGACCACTGCTTCCCGTCCGGGGTCAGCGCGATCTGAAAGAAAGCAGCGCGGTCTGAGTGCTCCTTCTCCTGACACCTTACGATGCGCGCCACCGTCTTGCGTGCCCAGCACCGTGGGGCGCACGGCATGCGCGGATCGCACCCCACCACCACCTGCCAGGCCTTGTCGGCGAGTCCGTAGATCTTCTTATCCACGCTTCACCTCGGTGTCGTACTTGTAGTAGCCGCCGTTTTCCAGATCATGCACTGCGCCCGGGTCCGAGACATCGCAGGGAATCCGGCCTGCGACCGCTACCGGCTGGTGCGGGCGCGCCGGAATAAGCGCAGCGCGCGCGGATTCGAGCATGCGGCTCTCTACCAGCCGATCCAGTTGGATTCGAACGTCGCGGCCGGAGTTATCGGTGCCGATGATCATCCGCGTTGCCTCATCAACGCCAGCTCCACTGCTGGCTCTCGATGCCGACAGGCGCCATCTTTTCCGCAAATCAGACACGGGCGCGCATAGGCCAGTTCGAGTAATCGCGCCGTGGGACCCGGCTCTTGGCGCATCGTGCGAGGTCCCGCTGCCTGGACGCTTGCTGTCGATTGAGTCTGCTTATCACGCATCGCCGCGGCATGTCGGTCCAGGGCTTCGTACTTGGTCACGTTGCCATTGTTGGCCGCGAGGCTCGCATTCAACTCCACCATCCGGCGGCAATCAATTGGCGGGATCGGGAGCATCCGGACTGGCATCAGTTTTCCTTCCTCAGCACCGATGTGAACCAGCCGTACGATTTCTTGGGGCTCGCCCTCCGTGATTTCCAGAGTTGTCCGAGTTTGGCTGTAAAGAAATCCAGATCGCCCTCTATCGCTTTCAGAATTTCGGCACAAATCTTTTCATCAGCAGGTTGCCATCCGAGGTGGCACAGTTCGTTCACGTAGTAGGTCAGTTCGCGCGAGATGAAACGGAGTTTGTCGATCTCTGGTATTTCTTGTGGTTCTATCGCGGCGGCCGGCGGCGAATCGAGCGGCGGCGGCGTTTCCGGTGGTGCACCATCTACTTTCGGAGACACCCCCGCCGCTTCGTTCGTTCGCTTAGTTCGCTTAGTAATATTAGTTCGCTTCGTTGGCTTAAACCGATTTTCAAAGTCGGTTAACCCACCGGTTCCTATACCACTGAAACCGTTACCGTTAGGTGGTTCTTTTTTTCTGCCGCCCTGTACTCCATTGCGTTTTTGTTGTACATGGTAGTGAATTATTGCGTTCCGACGTGTATTTATTGCGTGATTTACGAGTACAGACTTGTCTTTTTTGTCCGCGCGAAAGTGCTTTTCGATGATGGGCCAGACCCTCCTCATTTGCTCCTCGGTACAATCCACTTTCCGGGCGAGCAACTCAAGGTCTTTGGGTATGGACCCCTGGGTGTAGCAGAGGTCGATGATCTCCCGGTAGATGCCGCGGCCGGCCGGGTCCAGCATGGCCCTGGTGTCGGAGGCCAGCCACCGAATCACGCTCCACTCGTAGTAATTTATGTCAACCGCCCGCGGTCGTCTCATCGACGCAGATCCTTAAGGGACAGTGCCTTCTCTGGCGGCATCCCTTGACGAAGCCGAAGGCTGATCAAGCCAGGGCGCAGCTTCGCGGACTTTTTCGCCCGTTTCCGCGATGCTTTCGACTTCGGTTTCGGACGGTAATTCAGCACCATGTCCGCGATTTGGTCAAGCTCGATGGGAGGCTTCATGCGATGAGCCTCCGATAGGTGAGCCGCTTGCCTACGGTCGCATCAACGAAACTATCCAAGCGCCGCGTGGTGTGGTTGGCCACGTTCCCCTCATTGAGCCGAAAAGTGAACTCATCCACGTATCGGTGAAGATGCTTCGGGCTGGCATGGTGGTAGACACCATGCAGACCACGTTTCAGGACGGCCCAGACGCTCTCGATACCATTCGTGTGAGCCGCGCCACGCGCGTATTCTCCCGCCCCGTGGTTGACGGTGGCATGGTCATAGAAAAGCCCGTCAAGGTCGCTGTAGGCCCCGTGCTCATCGGTGTAGAGCTGAGTGCCGACTTCCACCGCGCCGTGGATTTCGTTTTGAATGGTGGCGAGCCCCGTATCCGGTATGACCATCGCGTGGGTACGACCGCCACGTTCACGCATCCCCAGGACGGCGACCTTGCCAACCGATCCGCGCCCCGCCTTCAGTTTTTTGTGCTCGTGTTTGTTGGCCTCTTTTCCGCCGACGAAACACTCATCGACTTCGACCGTACCGCGCAACTTGTCGAGCGGGCCATCGGGACCGCCGCACGCTTCACGCAGGCGTCCCAGGACGAACCATGCGGACTTTTGCGTGATGCCGATTTCTTTGGCGAGTTGCAGGCTGGAAATGCCCTTGCGGGCGGTGACCAGCAGATACATGCTGTAGAGCCACTTGTGCAGGGGCACCTTAGAGCGTTCCATCACCGTCCCGGTGCGGACGGTGAAGTCGAAAGCGCAGGACAGGCAGCGGTAGTATCCGGCCTTGCGCGTGGCGCATGTGCCAAGGGTGCTTACGCGCTCTCCAGTGCCGCAGTTGGGGCAGGTTGGACCGGAGGGCCAGATCCGGCCCTCCAGGTAAATGCGCGCCGATTCCTCATCGGGGTACAGCGCGAAAAGCTGAAATGTGCTGATTGTGGAACGGGACACTTGTTATCTCCTCGGCTCGATTTTACGCAAGTGCTCTGGCACTACGGCCAGGACATCAGCCGGAGCGACCAACACCGCGCCATCAGGATTGCAGGTGCCGTAACGGATCATTTGCCGCGTGGCGAAAATGCCCGCGCTCTGGGCGTCCGCTCCCGCGAATGCGCCCTGGTAGCCGCCGCCAAAGCGCCCTTGAACGGTGGCGAACAGCTTCTCTCCCTGATTGCAGATTTTGCCGATAGTTACTGTCGTTTGCATTTCGGTCTCCTAATCAACAAATTCGCGGCGCACCGCAAGGGCTACGCTCGCATCGTCCAGGCTGCCACCGGCCGCCAGAATGTCCATTGCCTTTTGTCCAGCCGCGCCCTTGCCGGTGTTGTCGGCCCAGTGCGAGCTATCATGCTGGTTCCGTGCTTTGAGGTAGAGGGCGGCGCGCGGATGGGTCGAGAGGTGCGCGGTAAGTTTTTCGCCGATGGTTTTGTCTTCCGGCTTCGGGGGGCGCGCCCCGTCGTTGTACTCGTCGGCCATCATGCGATCAAATGCCCGAGAGTAGCGCTCCCGCTCGTTGTAAGCGGCATCACTAAGCCGGATTGCCTCAGCGAGGCCAGGGACCGCCGACTCAAGGGCAGTGGCCGCATCTGCGCGCTTTTGGTTTTGAATGCTGTCCCATTCCGTTGCGGCGTAGACGTGGAGGCCGTAACCGTTGTCTCCCATGTGGGCGAGGGCTTCAACGGGGGACGCTTTTGCTGCTACGGTCTTGGGCTCAATCCCCATAGCTTTGCAGGCGTCGCTGTTGGTGACTGGCATCCATTTGCCGCTCGCCAAAACCCGGATCGATCCATCGGGCATCGTTTTGCCGGGGAACCTCATCTTTTCCGTTCCGTTTTTTGACCACCACCACTATGCTTTCCATATTTCTATAGTAGATGACTACACGGACTTTTGCAAGCGAAAAACGAGGGCCGCGTGAAGATTTTTGAAGAAAAGGCGAATGTAGCCATGTATATAATTCCCCTATGTTTCATGTCTTCAAGCCCGCCAAGAGGTCGAGTTGACCCACTGCCGAATCTCCGGAATGGAGCCATCCGAAGTGCTTCTCGTAGAGGTTGGCGAAAAAGTCGAAATCATCCACTACCCAGACCGTGGCACCGCGCGCCCGCTCTCGCGCATGCCATTCCGGCTGGCCCTCGCGGAGCTTTCCGCCGGGCCGCTTCATCTCCACCCAGAGCGCAATACAGGCCCCCAGGGGCTTCTCCAGGTACCGGACGAATAGAAAGTCCGGCATACCCGGCTCGCCCACGGAGAAGGACCCAGGAATCGCGGTTCGCATCATTCTGATGGGACGCCAGCCGCGGTAGGCGAGAAAGTCCTTGACCTGTTGCGTGACCTCTTTTTCCAGTAGTTGCCCCGCCGAGAGCTTCCTGCCCGACTTGGTGATCGCCGAGATGCGCATCAGGAATCGTCCTTCCATTCGTCCTCCTGATAGACGGCCATCCGGTTCTGCTCCTCGATCACTGCCTCGGTATCCCCGATCTGCGAGACGTGAATTTTGCAACTCTCGATGGCTTCGACGATCTCATCCAGTGTGTGGCCCAGTTGCTTGCACTCGATCTGATCTCAACGTGGGTGTGGTGAGTCC